AGAAGGCGTTGCAACTGCAGAAGCTGAAGAAATCAAAGCTAAATTGGAAGAAGCTGGAGCTTCAGTTACTCTTAAATAATAGAGCGACTACATTAGTAGCTTAAAAACATGATTAAACCGCTATTCTTAGGAGTAGCGGTTTTCTTTTTTTCTATTCATGGGGCACAAATGGGGCACAAAACTACTTATAAATTTTATCCAGGACATCAACAACTTTGGACTTTATATTTTTGGTAACGTGAGTATAAATCTCCATTGTGGTCTTTCCGTTGTCTTTGTGGCCAACCCTTTGAGTGATTGCCTTCAAGGGAATGTTATTTTCAGCAAGCGTACTGATCAGTGTATGGCGTAGGATATGGGGGTGAAGTGGCTTTTGGATTGGATTCTTTAAAGTATCGTTTGCCTTTTTCATGAGCTTGCCGATAGATGATTTATGGATAGGAATCCCGTTAGCTGATACGAAGATGAACCCCATATCCTTGTAGTTAGGATTGGTACTTTTTCTGATTTCGTGAAGCTCAATAAATTCTTCAATGATCTCTATCTCTTTTTTGGTCAAGTCAACAACTCTTATAGATGATAAGGTTTTAGGTGTAGTCTTGATACCTTCAGAACCTTTGCGCGTGGGGTCTAAGGTACCATTGATAGTGATAGTCTTATTTTCTCGGTCATAATTCTCAAATTTAAGCGCCCCAGCCTCCCCGACGCGACAGCCGTTGAGTGCCATGAATTCAGCCATGCGGGCGACGTGATAGCCCCGATTATACTTTTTCATGGCCTTCAAAAGCCTTTTTAACTCACTTTGCTCAAGGAACTTGTCTTCAATCCGCTCCATATTTTCGTATGTGACAACCTTTTTAGGCAATCTTACACGCTGGACAGGATTGCTATCAATCAGCTCCATATCTAGCGCATACTTGAAGACCATGCTCAAGACTGACTTTTGTTTTTTGAGCTTAATATGATTTTCTTCCGAATCCGTGAAAAATTGTTGGGTGTACTTGGCCGTGATATTTTTTATCTTTACTTCAGGCGCAAAAGTCTCTTTTATCTCATCTACAGCATATACCATGGTCTTGATGGTAGATGGCTTGATTGATTTCTTATGAAGTTCCCACCAGTCGTTTAGCACATCCGTGAAAAGCATATCAGTAGTAGTCAGACTTTGTAGCTTTTCGGCTATCTTCTCATCTAGTATCTTTTGTGCCTCTTTTTTGGCACGGGGGGACTTGCTGTCAAGTACGATTGATATCTTTTTCAATTTCTCAGTATACGGATCTGTATATCTCTCCGCAAACCTATATCGTCCGTTGGGAAGTTCTTCCATCCACATTGCATTTACCTCACTTTTTTGATAAAATGGGTATAGTAAAAAGAGCTTTTTAATGCTTTTTACTATACAGTTTTTCCCTCACGCTCAAGATTTGCCGTCTCAGAGAGCTTGAGGGATTTTTTTGTTATATAGTGCTTTCCTTTAGGTAAGCGTCTATCATGGATTTGATAATCCTTTTGTCGCGGTCAGTAATTTTTTGGCCGTCTTTTTTTATGTCCATTGAGAAAAATTCATCAAACTCAAGCTCTTTTAAATTTTCACTTTCAAGAGCTTCTTTTATAGTTTCTCTATCAGGTTTTTCCTGATCCGTGCGACCGAGCAAAAAATCTACTGACACGTCAAAAAAGTCCGCAAGTTGCATGACTCTATCCATAGAAGGGTGATTTCTTTTTAGGCCATACAGAGTGTTTTTGCCTACACCAATACCTTCTTCAACTTCATTGAATGATAAGCCTCTACTTTTACAAAGTTTTTTCACGGCTTCATAGACAGGTAGCATTTACATGCACCCCCTTTTTTTATCCAAATATTCACGTTTTAAGATTATATTTGATACTTCATATATAAAAGATTAAATATAATCTTAAAAATGAAGAAAAAATACAAAAAAACTTAAAAAAAAGATGAAAAACTGTTGACAAGGCTTTTCCAAAGTGGTATTATTATCTCAGAGTTAAAGATATTGTTAAAAATCAAATCAAAAAAACTTCCTGTTTTTTGTGTACCTTTAATGTACTTTGGTTTTCTTTATTTTTTGTTATACCTTTAAAAAGACTATTCTTATCAGTTTTATAAAACTTTTTATAGTTTTTTATAGCTTTTCTTTACAATCCTATTATATAAGAATTAATCTTTGTTGTCAACATTTTTTTAAAAAAATAAAAAATTTTTTCACATTTTCTTTAACTTGTAGTATTTTAAATTAAAAAAGGAGGTGGTCATATGAAAGACCAACAAAAGAAATGGGTAAGTCTAGCGGAGGCAAGTTTAAAGGAAAAAGGATGGAGTAAGTCAGACCTAGCTATCGTAGCAGGTGTCACACCATCAGCTATCACACAATTGTTTAAGCAGGGAAAAGGAAGTGATGATTTGAAGTTGCTCATCCACAAAAAGTTGAAGCTATCGGAGTCTTGGGAAAAACTTGAAGAAATTAGCTAAAGGAGTAAAAGACATGCACGAAGTTTTTAATTTTAATGGCACAGACGTAAGAACGTCTAAAATTGGCGGAAAAATTTGGTTCGTAGCTAAAGAAGTTGCAAGTATTCTAGGATATAAAAATTCGCGACAAGCTTTAGCAAGTCACGTGGACGACGTTGATAAGGGAGTCCAGATTTGGGACACCCTTGGGGGAGCTCAAGAAGTTGCAGTAGTCAATGAGTCAGGTTTGTATGCGTTGATTTTGGCTTGTAAATTGCCGCAGGCAAAAGCCTTTAAGCATTGGGTAACGTCAGAGGTGCTTCCAGCCATTCAGCGTGAAGGCGGATATATTCGCAAGGATTTAGACGAAGACGCGTTTATCGCTCTCTTCACAGGCCAGAAGAAGTTACGGGAACAGCAAGCAACAATGGTTGAAGATATCAACTATCTGAAGAATGAGCAACCGATTCATCCAAGTTTTGCTCAAGCTTTGCTGAAAAAACGAAAAGCAAGAGTAGTAGCCTGTTTAGGAGGCATTGATAGCCCAGCTTATGAAAATAAGGTTTTCGCAAAATCAGTTTTTAAGCAAGCAGAAATTGATTTCAAAGACCATTTCAACATCAGCAGATATGACCTGCTTCCAAAGAAATATGCGAATGAAGCTCTAGCTTATTGGCGTAACTGGGAGCCAAACACCAATATGAAGTTGCGGATCATGCAATTAAACGAATATCACTGCTATTAAGCAGAAAAAAAGCCTGACTGCAATCAGGCCCTTAACAAAAAAGTATATATAAAGTATAACACGGGAGGCAGAGAAATGCCAGTAATTAATAACGTGAATTTTCGCCCTGTATCTCAAGAAGAAAAAGCTGAATGGGGCGGGTATGAAAGTTTGAAAGAAAAATTCAACGATTTGTCATTAACAACGTTGAAGCAATGGGCGAATGAAATGAAAGATCATAATGATTTTAAACATTTTGTTATGCACCCGACTCATAAAACAGTACTTATTCATTACAAAGGTTTTGCCTTGTATTGCATGTGGAAGTCACGCAATCGCTACAAGACCAAAAAAGAAAGTTTAAAAGACTTACTTACAGACCTGAAAGCTGAAAAAGCTATCATTGAAGAAGTTGCGGAGTTAGAGCTAGATAAGCTTATGACCGCCTAAACTAGAAAGGAAAATAAAATCATGTTACAAGAACCATCAATCCTAAGTCAGCTACTAGGTGTAGCTACAATTATCATTTTTGTTGCTATTGCTTATGCGTATGTATTGCGCCAAGACAAGCTTGAAGCAGACGCAAAGAAGAAAAAGCAAGAGCTTGAAGAGAAGTTACTTGAGCTATCTGAAGAGCTTTACGAAGCGGGCAGATATGATGAGAGTCAAGCCATTCGCAAGAATATCCGCAGAAAGTTCCAAGGATTTACATTTGACAATGAAAAGCCTGAAGGTTTAAGACCAGAGCCGTTAGCATTGCCAGCGCCTATCATCAAGGAGGTGTAGGCATGTCTGAAATCAAGTGGATAAAAATCACAACTGATATTTTTGACGATGAAAAGATTTGTCTGATTGACGCCTTGCCTGATTCTGATGCCATCTTAGTGATATGGTTCAAGATTTTGACACTTGCTGGAAAGCATAACAGCAATGGTTTACTGATGATGACTGATAAGGTTCACTATACAGATGAAATGTTAGCTACCATCTTTCGTAGGCCATTAAATACAGTCAGAATGGCTATTGGAATTTTTGAACAGTTCGGGATGATTGAGATTGTTGATGGTGTTATTACCTTGCCAAACTGGGAAAAACATCAAAACGTTGATGGAATGGAGAAAATTAAGGAGCAGACACGTACCCGTGTAGCCAAATACCGTAAAAAACAGAAAAATCTTGCTCTTGGTAACGTTACATGTAACGTTACAGTAACGGATGGTAACGCACTAGAAGAAGAACAAGAAAAAGAAGAAGAAAAAGAAGAAGAAACTAGTAGTAGTAATAGTAGTTCAGCAAGCAGTGAAAAAGGCATTTATGAAAAGTTTGAGGAAGAGTTCCAAAAGAAGTTAACTCCATCTGAAATGAAAAATGTTGATAGGCTAGTCTTCGCTTATGGAAAAGACATGGTTGAAAAGGCATTGGATGAATCAATCTTAAAAGGAAAGGCTTCTTTAGGATATATCACGGGTATCTTGAAAAATTGGAGTTTATCTAAAGTAACTACTCTAGGGGATAGACTAGCAGAGAAAGATGCTCAACAAGTCAATGCTATAAAAAGACCTAGTCTTCATAAGGCTAGCAAAGGGTTTAAGCCTAGTGGTGGAGGTAAGTCAAAATGGGGATTTTAACGGTAAAGAGCCTTATCAACGAGTTTGAACAAGAGTTCTACCCTATCAGTGAAGCTAAAAAGGCATTACTTGAAAAGCAAAGTCTTGAGGTCGTGCTACAAGTACTATCTGATATGGCAAGTTGGAGTACATGTGGAGGTAAGTTAGTATGGAAGTAGACGCTTTTGAAAGACTAGCTTTAAGCTACTCTCAGAGTGTAGAAGAGCTTGATGCCAAATGTGATAAGCATGGTATCAAGCTTATCAAGCTACTACGCACTGATAAGGTAGTTTGCAGACTATGTGAATCCGAACGCATTCACGAAGAAAACCAGATTGTCATTGATAAGATTGCAGTAGAAGAAAAAGAGCGAGAACGTCTGTTCTATCTAGAAAAGTTCTCTCTCTATGATGAAGTTTTGAAAAATGCAACATTAGAGAATTTTGAAACCCCTACTAGCAAAGAAGAAGGAAAGTTAGCTTTTGCCAAAAGGGTTTGCGATGAATGGGAAGATGGTGCACGGAATAATGTTGTTTTCCAAGGAGAGCCAGGCACTGGTAAGAGTCATCTTGCTTTTGCTATTGTAAGAGCTCTATCAGATAAGACTAAAGAAATTGCAATTTTCATCAATGTCACGGACTTACTGATGAAGATTAAGGCTGATTTTAAGCAAGAAGAATATCTTGTCAATAAAATCGCAACCGCCAAGTATTTAGTACTTGATGATTTAGGAATGGAGAAAGAGAGTGAATGGTCTTCTAGCATTCTGTACAACATTCTGAACAAGAGGGCGAATACCATTGTAACAACGAACCTTACAGGAGATCAACTTGAGAAGCGTTACGGAGAGCCGTTTATGACAAGGATGCTGAAGGGTGTAGATGAAAATCACTTTATGACTTTTAATGACCTACCAAACAAACGTACGCAATACTTTTAGAAAGAAAGAGGAAAATAAGATGAATATGATCAGCTTAAAAGCAGAGGTACATTGCCCTTTTTGTGGGGAGTGTTATACACGGAAAGTTGGGCCTAACGCCAAATCATTGCTATGCCGATTCTGTCGCATGTCAATTTACCTAAAGTGGAAGACAAAGACAAGACTAGGCACTGATAAGCATGGTTTTGCACGGATTGCAGACGAGCCTTTTAACGGCAATGAAATTGTAGAAGATTTAAACGAGGTATTTGGACATGAATAAGATTAAACAGTTGCGCAAACTTAAACATATCAAGCAAAAAACGATTGCTCAGAAGCTAGGCGTATCTCAACGCACGGTGGGCAATTGGGAGCAGGGTCTCAGTCAGATTAAGCCCAGCAAAGCCAAAGAACTTGCGGACATTTTCGGAGTGGATGTATCATATCTACTAGGCTACGCCCAAGAAGGTGTTTTGCAAAGGTCAATCACAGAAGAAGTGCATAATGCCATTCTACGTGTACAGTCAGAGCACCCAGATCATGAAGATTGCATGGCTATCCGTGAAGCGTGCATGAATCTAATTGAAGCGACACTTGAAGGATATTGATTATGAATGAAACATTAAAGCAGGAAATGATATCCGCATACACGCGCTCTATCAATATCATAGACCAAAAGCTAGAAGATTTAGGCGCACCATGTGATAAAGCACTATCCCAAAGTGCCTATGCAAAGATAGCTCACGCAAAAGCAGAGGAACGCGATTACTTACGCAAGAAAAGAGCAACATTAGAAAAGAAATTGGAGGAACTAGAAAATGAATAAAGCACCTGTAACTATCCCTGAAAAAGTAGCAAATTTCATCACGCGCCAAAAGAATGAAGGTAAAAACTTCTTTTCATCGCTTGAAAATTTACAGTATGAGCTTGAAATCCTTATGTGGATCACGAAAGACGACAATGAAGACAAGTTTTTGCAAGCTTGGGTCAATGGTTTTAAGGTTGAAGAAGCTAAAAAGTACTTAGTAAAGCTGAAAAATAATGATGAAGCTATTGACTATTTGGTAAAAACGGAGATGCACGGGTATCGCTTTTTCAGTAATCTTTATACGCAACATCGTGAACACACGCGCAAAGAGCTTAAAGAAGCAGGTTTTGAATGGGTATTCACTTGCCCAGGTATTGAAATTGAAGAGGTAAATTAAAATGACAGCAACGACAGGAAAAATTGATACAAGTAAAATTACCGCTGGGGATATTAAAGCAGTAAATCTTTTAAAGTATCTCAAAAAGCAAGAAGAGATCAAGGAAAAAGAAAAAATCTTGAGGATTCCGATTTTACCAACGGAAATCGCAGAAATGCTTGAAGAAGCAAAAAAGGACGGCATGTCTCTAGTAGACACCATTGTATGTTGCCATTTAGACCTAGCAGACTTTTTCGACAAGGAAGGACAGGAAGCTTTTGCACGCGCATGGCTTGATGGATACATGACGGGAGAGGATTTTAATGATTGATAAAAAACTTTTGAAGTTTATCATACTTGCATGGATCTTATCATCAGCCGTTATTGAGATTTGGAAGATTGACAAGCTCAAGAGCTTGGAGAACCAAAAGCCTATGCTTGTCTACAAAGTAGATAATGCAGGAGCTGAAATCCATGGCAAAGTGATTGAGAAGGGACGATACGGCAAGCTATATACGATTACTATCAGAGATTATGGAGTTTTCGTAGTCACAGAAGAACAGTTTAATAGAGTAAAAATCGGAGAGGAAGTACTACTATGAAGCCACAAAGATATCCTTTTGCAGGAACAAAAAAAGAAGACGAAATCAAAAAAATTGCAAATATGTTTAAAAAGGTGAATTTACCTGATTTTAAATTGTGTTTTGGTTGGGAGTATGACCGCCTTATGTCTTGGACAAATGTTTATGTAGAGTTGGCAGGGTTTGGTAAGATTTTCCATTCAAAGCTTATCTTACAAAGTGTAGATTTTGACAAGGACACTATGCTTCACTTTAAAGTAAGGGTCGTTGAGGAAATTCTAAAAATGACAGTGTACGAATTTAAGGAAAAAGGGAACTATTCATGGGCGAATACATTCGGAGATATTTTGACGAACATTACAGACACAGGTTGTGCACGCTTACCAATCGGAGGATTAAAATGATGATGATGATCAGATTACGAGCTTATGACCGACAAGAAAAACGTTTTTTGGATTTTGAAGAAGTTAAAAAAAGCCTGACTTTTGCAGACTTGAAAAACCCACGCTACCTCTTCACGAGGTCTACGGGTTGCTACGACAAAAATGGAGTGGAAATTTTTGAAGGCGATACTATCAAGATTTTTGGCTTCAAGGGGAGCGTGAATTTTGACAAGTACGAATTTGAGCATACTTCAAATGGCAATTATGAAGAGTTTGAAGGCATTGGCTTTTACTTAATATTTTTTGAGGATTTAGATGAAGACGGCAATTATAAAAAGTTTGTCTTAACAAAAGATATGATAAATGTTGGGGAGCTAGTGCCACATGTAGCGTTTGAAATGGAAGACGAGGAAGATTAAAGATGAATGAGATTTTACAAGCGTTAGCAAAAATGCTGAATATGACGGTAGATGAGGTAAGTTCCTTGCTTGATGCTTTTAAAGGCAATGCCCCGCAGATTTATGAAATGCTTTTGAAAGAAAAGGTTTTATACGATAGTTTTCGTTTTCTGTCGGTTGTCTTCCTTTTCATCACGATTGTAGCTATTATTGCGACAGTCTGCACTACCATCTACTACTTTGTATACAAGGGTGAGAAAATGGGCTACTGGAATCTCAAAAAGGATGAAGTCTTGGAGCTCTTTGAAAAGCAAGTAGAAAACCATCGTAAGAAGTTGAAGCCTTTTCTGATAGGAAGTTACACGGCATTTGTTTTAGGGGGGACTGGATTTGTAATCTTTACAGTACTAAAGACTATCCTTGCACCCAACTATATCTTCATAGTAAAAGAAATTCTACCTAAACTCACTCACTAAAAAGAAAAGCCAGCACGCTTGCACGCACTGACCATCAGCCTTTTACTTAATACTTTACACGCATAGTATATCATGGAGGGGTCTGAAATGCAAATCGAAATGCTGGATAGAATTGATGAGAAGAAGACACGCAAGGCCGCTGAAAGAGTGCTGAAGAGGTATTTTCAGCTAAAACGGATTGCGGGTGAAGAGTATGCACCGAAGATTACCATATCCTACACACTTGAGCCTAGAGGGGGTACTGGGCACGTAAGTAAGCAAGTTGAAGATATGGTAGTCAGACGTGTATCCGCACAGCAAGATATGGAAGTTATTGCCAAAGCTATCAACAGCTTGTCATGCCTAGATTATACACGTATTCTAGTTGAAAAGTACTGTACGCCTTACAGAAAAGCAAAGCATATCTTATACTCAGAACTTGGATACTCAGCAAGTGAATACTATCGTATGTTGAATAGAGCTTTACTAGAGTTTGCAGAGTGTTATCAAGGCAAAGACTTACTAGTTTACCGATGAAATTTGGGAAAATCTTGGGAATTTTTTGGGAAAAAGTCGGGAAAAAGTTGGGAGTTTTTGAAAGGTTTTTGATGATAAAATAGTATTATCGAAAATAAAGAAAGATGACGTGAGAGGTCGGAAGCATTACGAAATGTCGTAGTGCTTTTCTTTTTGGAAAGGAGAGGAAGCATGCGTAAGGTTGAACCAATTCGTGATCTTGATGATATTGAGAGAATGAAAGATTATCTTAGAAAAAAGAGTGACAGAAACTTCATTCTATTCATGTTTGGTATCTACTCAGGTTTAAGAGTGAGCGATATCATACCTCTTCAGGTAAAGCAGGTAACTGCTGATAGGATTGAGCTGAAAGAGAAGAAGACAGGGAAGATAAGATACTTCCCGATTAGTCCACCTCTTAGAAAAGAAATCAATAAGTATATCAAAGATAATCAGTTAGCAGACTATGATTACTTATTCCCTAGTAAAAAGAAAAAGCGCACTGATGGAGTACGTATCACACACATTGGAAGAGTAGCAGTATATCAAGTGCTTCAAGATGCCGCAAGGTTCGTAGGCTTGACACATATCGGTACTCACTCAATGAGAAAAACTTTTGGCTATCATCATTACAAAAAGAATGGGAATGTAGCAATACTTCAAAAGATATTCAATCACTCTACACCAGATATCACACTAGGATATATTGGTTATTCTCAAGATGAGTTAGATGAAAGTATTTTAACTTTTGACTATTAAAAATTAAATGATTGATTATGTTTTATTTTACATATTGAGAAAATGTAAATAAGAAGATATAAAAAGTTAAGAGAGGCTTAGAGCCAGTAGACTTTATAGCTGATTAGTTTTATTTAACAGAATATAAGATATGTTAAATATAACTCCTTCGATATGTTAAATATAAATGGTTTGGATAGTAGATAGACCCCCCTATCATAGAAAGAAAGTTGCAGGTATTTTTAATACCCTACCCCCTTGATAGAAAGACTACCCCCCTACCTTTATAGATAGACCCCCTACCCCTAGAAAGGATACCCCCCTACTCATGTCAAGTACCCCCACCCCTAGAGCAGACCGCAGTGGTCCTCACCGCATTGCATTTGATAAGAATAAAAGGATTATATTAAAGACAAGAAACACTTGTGGGATTTGTGGTCAGCCAGTAGATAAGAGTTTAAGGTATCCTCACCCACTCAGCCCAGTCATTGACCACATTGTGCCAATCAATAAGAATGGACATCCATCTGATATCAACAACTTACAGCTTGCTCATTGGCAATGCAATCGGCAGAAGTCAGACAAGCTTTATGCTGATGATAAGACAGCAAGTCCAAAGATAATAGGCAATAGGAACTTGCCTCAGACTTTGGATTGGTTTTCATATAAATCTTAATAAATATTAGTAGTAGTAACGGCTATAAATTAACTAAATAAGTCCCTCCCTTTATAATGTTCGGGTTTTAATGAATAAAAGGGGGATTATGAATAAAACTATGGGGGGGTAGCACCCTCCCTCGGGTTGCTTCCGAACTTCCCGCCGTTACTGTACATTTTTTCTCGTGCAACAAGAAAGGAAATTTCGTATTTTGGAAAATTTGAAAGGTATTCAGTACCTACGGCGAAAGCTTGCAAATTACACCTCAAGCGTGGATCTAAGGTATTCACAGTATGCCATGGAACACAATGAATTGGATTTGGGTATCACAATCCCTCAAAATATCAGACAGCAGTATAGAGCTGTTTTGGGTTGGGCCGCTAAAGGCGTTGACAGTCTTGCAGATCGTTTGGTATTCCGTGAGTTCGGGAATGATGAATTTAATGCAAATCAAATCTTTGCACTAAATAACCCAGACGTATTCTTTGATAGCGCAATCTTGTCAGCATTAATAGGTTCGTGTTGTTTCATCTACGTAGCAAGTGGCGAAGGTACGCCAAGGCTTCAAGTAATCGAAGCAAGCAACGCTACAGGAGTGATTGACCCAATCACAGGCTTGCTTACAGAAGGCTATGCAGTACTAAAACGTGATGAAAACAAGGCACCTATCAGGGAAGCCTACTTCACGCCAGAAAGCACAACGTTTATCACAAAAGGACAAAAGCCTTTTACACTACCAAATCCAACTGGTGTACCTTTGCTAGTGCCTATCATTCATAGGCCAGACGCTGTAAGGCCTTTTGGACGTTCACGGATCACTAAGGCAGGTATGTACTACCAGTCATACGCTAAGCGAACACTTGAGCGTTCAGATATCACCGCTGAATTTTATTCATTCCCTCAAAAATACATTTTGGGATTGAGCCCCGAAGCTGAAAGCATTGATACATGGAAAGCTACTATCTCAAGCTTGCTTACCATTGACAAGGACGAAGATGGTGAAAAGCCAAGCATTGGCCAGTTCACTACTTCAAGTATGTCGCCATTTACAGAGCAGTTGCGGACAGCAGCGGCAGGCTTTGCAGGAGAAATGGGCTTGACATTAGATGATTTAGGTTTTGTATCAGATAATCCTTCATCAGTAGAAGCTATCCGTGCAAGCCATGAAAACTTGCGTTTGGCAGGAAGAAAGGCTCAGCGTTCATTGGGCTCAGGCTTTTTAAACGTTGCCTATGTGGCTAGTTGTTTACGTGATAACATTGCTTACTCAAGAGGACAATTTAACAAGACAGTTGTTAAGTGGGAGCCATTGTTTGAAGCAGACGCAAACGCTTTGACATTAATTGGTGACGGTGCTATCAAGTTGAATCAGGCAATACCTGGATACATGGACGCTGACACTATCCGTGACCTAACAGGTATTAAAGGCTCAGATAAACCAGCGCCAGTCGTGAAGGAGGTAGCAGATGGTGGAGGATATCGTACCAAGTCTACTGAAGAAGACAAGGAATGATTTTGAAAAGGCAAAAGAAAGCAATGAAGCTTTAAAAGCACTTGCTAAAAAGCTTGAAGATAGAAAAGCGACATACATTGACGCAAACAAATACTCTATAGAAGTTGGTCAAGAAATCTCAAAAGCTTTAGGAAAGCATATCAGCGTAGATAGCTTGCCAGAGGGAAAAATGCACTACAACATTGCGGAGCGCATTTTAAATGAGACCTTGAGCCGAAATCATGAGCTTGTATCTGAATATACAGAAGAAGTACAGAAGCAACTGAATGAAAAAGCTCAGCTAGGTCTTGCGGTTAAATCAGCAGACTTAAATCAGGACAGGATTGATGGCTTGATTGATAAGCTATCAGACGCTGAAAACTTTGAGGATGTTGAGTGGCTTTTGGAAGAGCCTATAGTGAATTTTAGCCAGAGCATTGTTGATGAAATCTTAAAGCTAAATGTAGAGTTTCATCATAAGGCAGGTTTGCATCCAGAGGTTATCCGCACGGCTACTAGTTTTTGTTGTGATTGGTGTCAGAAGAAGCAGGGACGCTATAAATATCCAGACGTGCCAAACGATATCTACAAGCGTCATAATCGGTGCCAATGTACAGTAGAATACGACCCGAAATCGGGCCGTAAGCAAAATGTTTGGAATAAGACTTGGAGGTGATCCGATATCTTCCAGCGACAGGGTTATCATGCTATATGATTGAAAGGACGGAAAGATGGTAAACACGATTGATTTTTCAGAGAAAAAGTCTAGTTTGGAGCGTGGTGCTTCCGTGAAAGAAATTTTGGAGGAAAATCTTGAAGCTAGCAACAACTATACTTCAGTATTGGTTGTTTCTTTGGATAAAGATGGTGAGATAAATCTTGGCTATAGTTGGGAAAGTAGCTTGCAGGCGTTAGGAATGCTTGAAGTTGCTAAAAACTATATTTTAAACGTAATTAATTAATTCATCCCAGCGACAGGGTTATCATGCGGTACGATTGAAAGGAAAAAAAGATGGCTAAAAAGAAGATTGGCAATCAGAATCCTACTCAATCGGTAATTTTAAAGTACGTCAAGAAGAATTCTAAAGCAAAAGAAGCTATCGAGCTTTATGAGCGCACAGGTCTATCTTGCTACTCATGGCAAATTAACTTGTTAACGCATATGATGGCAGTTGACAAGGATGATTTATGGGTACACCAGAAGTTTGGCTACTCAATCCCCCGACGAAATGGGAAGACCGAGGTTGTCTACATTTTTGAACTTTGGGGCCTGCATAATGGGATGAATATCCTACACACGGCCCACCGAATATCTACTTCACACGCATCTTTTGAAAAGGTTAAAAAGTACCTAGAAAAGATGGGATATGTTGAAGGAGAAGACTTTAGCTCTATACGGGCCAAGGGGCAAGAGCGGATTGAACTTTTCAAGGGCGGCGGAGTCATTCAATTCCGTACCAGAACTTCAAATGGTGGTTTGGGAGAAGGTTTTGACCTTCTCTTTATTGATGAAGCTCAGGAGTATACGACAGAGCAAGAATCAGCCTTGAAGTATACGGTTACGGATAGTGATAATCCTATTACTATCATGTGTGGTACACCGCCTACACCTGTTTCTAACGGGACTGTTTTCACCAGTTACCGTAAGACTTGTCTTTTTGGGAAAGGTAAGTACTCAGGTTGGGCGGAGTGGTCAGTATCGGAGGAAAAAGAGATAGACGATGTGGAAGCATGGTATAACTCTAACCCTTCCATGGGCTACCACTTGAATGAGCGCAAGATAGAAGCAGAGTTAGGTGAAGATAAGCTAGATCATAATGTTCAGCGTTTGGGTTTTTGGCCAGAGTATAACCAAAAATCAGCAATCTCAGAGACGGAATGGAATGAGTTGAAAGTAACTAATCCAATTCCTAGTGGCAAGCTGTTCGTTGGTATTAAGTATGGTCAAGATGGCGCAAACGTAGCTTTAAGTATCGCAGTTCGTACAGCAGATGAAAGGATTTTTGTTGAAGCTATTGACTGTCAATCGGTTAGAAATGGAAATGATTGGATTTTGGAATTTATCCGAAGTGCAGACATTGCAAGCATTGTGATTGACGGGGCAAGTGGACAGAAAATCCTTGATGAAGAGCTGAAAAAAGAGCGAATGAAGAAAATCATTTTACCAACGGTAAAAGAAATCATTGTAGCCAACTCAATGTGGGAACAAGGGATTTACCAAAAAACCTTATGTCACGCAGGCCAGCCTTCACTCTCTAAAGTTGCGACTAATTGCGATAAAAGAAACATTGGTTCAAACGGTGGCTTTGGCTATCGTTCGCATTTTGCTGATATGGATATCTCTTTGATGGATAGCGCCTTGCTTGCGCATTGGGCTTGTACGACTACTAAGCCTAAGAAAAAGCAAAAAATCAATTATTAAGGAAAGCAGTAAGATACTGCTTTTTTTAATGCCAAAAATTACCGAACTGACGGGGAAATCAGGAAGAAAGGAGACATGAAAATGTCTGAATTTAAAATAATTGAAACACAGGAAGAGCTTGACAACATTGTGAAAGAGCGTATCAGACGTGAGCGCGAAAAATACAGTGATTATGAAGAGCTCAAAAAACGTGTCTCAGAGCTTGAAACTGAAAACGGTGCTTTAAAGTCTACTGTTGAAGAAGATAAGCAAACCAGAGCAGGATTAGATGCTCAAATCACCGACTTGCAAGGAAAAGTAAGCAATTATGAAACCGCAAGTCTTCGCACTCGTATCGCACTACAGAATGGCTTGCCGTATGATTTAGCAGACCGCTTACAAGGTACAGATGAAGCCTCTTTGACAGCTGACGCAGAGCGTCTAGCAGGGTTCATGAGACCAGCACCAGTACCTCAAGCGCCTCTAAAAGACGTTGAGCCAGAGGTCTCTAGTGGTAAAGAGCTAGAGATGAGACAAATGCTTAAAGAAATGAATTTTCATAAATAAAGGAGTAATAACATGACAGACAATTCACTAAAAACAGCAACACTTTTTAAACCAGAACTTGTTAAAGAAATGATCAGTAAAGTGCAAGGGCGCTCAGTGCTTGCAAAACTATCAAACCAGACACCAATTCCATTCAATGGTGTAGAGCAATTCATCTTCAACCTTGAAGGAAATGCACAAATCGTTGGAGAAGGCGAACAAAAGCAAGCAGGAAAAGCTACAATCACTTCAAAAATTATCAAGCCATTGAAGTTTGTTTACCAAGCACGTATCACAGAAGAATTCAAATACATGTCTGAAGCTAAACAGCTTGAATACTTGTCACAATTCGCTGATGGATTTTCTAAGAAAATTGCAGAAGCGTTTGACATTGCAGCGCTTCACGGACTTGAGCCTAAAGGTATGACACCAGCTTCATTTAAAGACACCAACTCTTTTGATGGTGTAGTTACAGGTACTACAGTAACCTATGATGAAACAAAAGTTGATGAAAATATTGATACAGCGGTTCAAGCCATTGTAGCAAAAGGCGGAGAAGTTACAGGTATCGCTATCTCACCAGCCGCAGGACAAGCGCTTGCTAAAGTGAAAGTGAATGGCGTAGTACAATATCCAGAGTTCCGCTTTGGTCAAAATCCAGACTCATTCTTCGGCATGAAGTCTGATGTAAACAAAAACCTTACAATCTCAGGAAGCGCAGACCAAGACCACGCTATCGTGGGTGACTTTGAAAACCGCTTCAAATGGGGTTACTCAGAAAATATTCCGCTTGAAATCATCGAATACGGTGATCCAGATGGCGCAGGCCGTGACCTTAAAGCATACAATGAAATCTGTTTGCGTGCAGAAGCCTTTATCGGTTGGGGCATCCTTGACGCAGACGCTTTTGCGCGTGTTAAGGCCTAGTCTCTATGGCTTTATACCGTGATATTAAGACGGGTGCTGTAATCTCTTCCGATTCTTTAATCGGGGGAGATTGGGTACTTGTTGACACAGAAAGCTCAACGGCTACAGATATGACAGTGGCAGAGTTGAAGTCTACTTTAGACGACATGGGCGTTGACTATGAAAAGGGGCTTAAAAAGTCTGATTTAGTAACGCTTTATGAGGCAAACAGGGAGCTTTAACATGAAGAATTTTGCAACGATTGAAGACCTTCAACTACTTTGGAGAAATCTCAAGGTAGATGAAAGAGCAAGAGCAGAGGCTCTACTTGAAGTTGTATCAAATTCCTTACGTTTAGAAGCTGAAAAGGTCGGGAAAGACCTAGACGATATGGTAGCAGAAAGCGTCGCTCTCGCTAGCGTCGCTAAATCTGTTACCGTTGATATCGTAGCTAGAACCCTCATGACTTCAACTGACCATGAACCGATGACGCAAGTATCTGAAAGCGCGTTGGGTTATACGTTTAGTGGATCATACCTAGTGCCAGGTGGAGGGCTCTTCATTAAAGATACAGAGCTGAAACGCCTAGGCTTGAAGAAGAAGCAGAGATATGGAGCGATTGAAATTTATGACATGCCTAAAGGGAATACCTGTCACTTTGGTGGACAAGGTAGAAACTGGTGAAGATGATTTTGGGCATCCTATCTACGAAGATAAGAAGATTGTGATTGAAAATGTTTTGGTTGCGCCTACTTCAACGCAGGACGTACTAAATAAAATGAGTATTACAGGGAAAAAAGCTGTCTACACAATCGCTATCCCAAAAGGTGACAGCAATAATTGGGAAAACCGTGAAGTAGAATTTTTTGGCAGAAAATGGCGGACAATTGGGCTACCAGAAGAAGGTATTGAAGCCATGATTCCGCTTCAATGGAATAGAAAGATTATGGTGGAAGCTTATGAGTAATATGAAATTCGAGCTAAACGCTTTGGGCGTATCAGGGCTTTTGCGCTCACCAGAAATGCAAGCAATTCTTGAAGAAAAAGGGAAAGTAGTAGCAGACGGGGCAGGAGAAGGCTTTGAGCTCAAGGTATCGCCAGGGCATAAGCGTGCAAGTGCAACAATTAGTACAACTGATATCAAAAGTATGGCTAGGAACAACAAGCATAATATCTTATTGAAAGCACTAGGAGGCGCTAAATGATTGAATTAGTCGTAAGGAAGTTTTTGAGCAAGGAGCTTAAAGTACCTTGTTATCTTGAGCACAAAAAAGACTTGCCAGAAAGCTATGTGATGATAGAAAAGACGGGAGCAGGCGGAAGTGATTACACTCATTCAGCTACATTGGCTTTTCAGAGCTATGCACCATCACTTCAAAAGGCCGCAGAGTTAAATGAGGTCGTAAAGCAGGCGGTGGAAAACCTTATCACGGTTGATGAGGTGTGTGGCGTGCATCACAATAGTGACTACAACTTCACAGACACAGAAACCAAAAAATATCGCTATCAAGCGGTATATGACATTAACTATTTTTAAGGAGGTACTAACTTGACGCAAGAAGATAGCGTATCAGGAGTACGAACAAATGCAGAAACAGTAACAACAGGAGGAACTAATATGACAACTGCATCAGCATCAAATGTAACTGCTGCAAAACCTAAAATCGGTGGCGCAGTAGCAACAGCACCAGCGGGAACAACATTACCAACAAATGCGAAAGAAGAGCTAAACGTAGCTTTCAAAAAGCTAGGATATATTTCATCAGACGGCTTAACAAATGAAAACTCACCAGAAAGTGAAGAAGTAAAAGCGTGGGGCGGACAAACGGTCTTGTCTTCTCAAACTGAAAAGAAAGATACGTTTAAATACAAATTGATTGAAAGCTTGAACATCGAAGTTTTGAAAGAAACCTATGGGCCAGAAAACGTTACTGGGACCCTTGAAACAGGTATCATCATCAAGGCAAATGGTAAAGAGTTGCCAGAGCATTGTCTTGTGATTGAAACACTTTTGAAGAGCGGGTATATTAAACGTATCGTTATTCCACGTGGTAAAGTAAGCGGAATTGGTGAAGTTAGCTATAAAGATGGCGAACCAATCGGCTATGAATTGACTATCACTGCATTGCCAGATTCAAACGAAAACACTCACTACGAATATATTCAAGGAGCGTAATAAATGACGAAGCAAATCGATTTTCCAAAAATGAATGACAAAATTGAGGGCAAAACAGATGGTGGTTTTGCCTTTTCGATTGAAACACGAAGACTAGACAACTACCTTTTGTTGCGTTATATCGGTAAAGCAGATAGTGGTGACGTGCAAGCGGTTGATAAAGTTCTAGACCTTCTTTTTGGTCCAGAACAGGCCGAAAAATTTATTGATTTCTTGATTGAAGAAGATGGAATCCTTCCAAATGAGAAACTTTTTGGAGAAATCAAGAGCGTATTTGCACAGGTAGAAAAGCTAAAAAAATAGCGATACTGGCGCATATGATAGATTTGGATGAAGATGCTTTGATATGTGATTTAGCGGAAACTTATCAAGTATATGACTACAGACAGCTACCACTACAAACGGTAGCTGTTTTTGCTTATGGATTGAAAGATGATTCACGCATCAAGCAACTTTTATCGGATCAAATAGCGCCAGTTGAAAGAATTCTACTGGCAAGTATGGTTGACAGACTATCCATGCTCTTATGGATTCAATCAAAGGATGGACAAAAAGGAGTAAACAGACCGACGGCTTTAACAGACTTCTTTATCAAGAAAGAAAAAGAAGATACAAGAGAGTTCATGACTTTTGAAAGTCCTGAAGACTACGAAAACTATAGAAAACAACTGTTTTCTGGAAATGGAGGTGAAAGCTAGTGGCAACTCAGCTTGGAAAAGCTTACGTGCAAATCATTCCTTCAGCTAAAGGGATTGGCGGAATGATTCAGAAAGAACTTGGTGGCGAGGTTGCCTCAGCAGGAAACTTCGCTGGAGAGTCATTGGGTTCCAATTTGGTTGGAACTTTTAAAAAGGTAATTGCAGCCGCAGGGATTGGGAAAGCTTTTAGCGCCGCATTGAGTGAAGGGGCCGCTCTTCAACAATCCATCGGTGGTGTTGAAACGCTCTTTAAAACATCAGCAGGAAAAGTAAGAGCCTACGCAGAAGAAGCATATAGAACTACTGGACTTTCTGCAAATAAATACATGGAGACCGTGACGGGCTTCTCAGCCAGCTTGCTACAATCTCTTGGTGGAGATACAGATAAAGCGGCAGAAACAGCTAACATGGCCATGGTGGATATGTCGGATAATGCCAATAAGATGGGGACATCTATGGAGAGCATTCAGATGGCATATCAAGGGTTTGCTAAGCAAAATTATACGATGTTGGATAACCTGAAATTGGGTTATGGTGGTACAAAGCAAGAAATGCAAAGGCTTTTGGCGGATGCTGAAAAATTGACAGGCGTTAAGTATGACATAAATAACTTGTCAGACGTTTATAGCGCTATTCACGCGATCCAAGGAAAATTGGATATCACTGGCACAACAGCAAAAGAAGCATCATCCACATTTACAGGCTCTTTTGAAGCCATGAAGTCGGCCGCTCAAAATGTGCTAGGGAAGTTATCGATTGGAGAAAATGTTTTACCAGCCTTGCAAGCATTGCTGGAAACAACTAGAACATTTTTATTCAATAACTTTTTGCCAATGATAGGAAATATCCTATCTGGCTTGGGAGTAGTTTTGACCGAAGGGCTCAGCTCTTTAGCTTCTCAACTTTTTGGAGACGCTTTTGGAAGTGCAGTATATAACCAAATCGGGCGTGTAACAGGGATTTTTCAAACCTTTTTTGACATGATCTTCGGGTCTATGGACAAACAAGGAAATATAGATATTCTTAAGACGTTAGGATTTAGTGATGATGCTGCAACCCAAATTGTCAATATTGGAGAGAATATCCGAACGACATTCGAGAATATTGGAGCAATCATTGGTAATGTTATTGACATAGCAGGACAATTTGTAAGTAGCTTTTTAGGTATATCAGATGGAGCGCAAGGCGTGAACCTTCTCGGTATCGCTTTTGAGGGCTTGACTGGTATCTTAAGTGGTGTATCATCTGTTTTGAAAGACGTGACAGGCTGGCTTAAAGAGCACCCAGCTATTATAAGCGCTATGGCATCAGCTGTAGTTGGTCTTGTTACAGCATGGACGGCATACAAAACAATTGCTACAATCACCAATACGATTGAAGCTGTTAAAAACGGAATTTTCGCAACATCTTTTGCCTTATCTCAAGCTAGAGCAGTTGCTAGCGGAACCTTGACTGCTGCTTACGCGGCCGAAAATGCGGCAATAGCTGGAGCAAGCAAATCTTTTGGTTTGTTTAATGCAGTAATGTCTGCAAATCCTATTTTTCTTGTTATTGGTGCAATCACTGCACTGGTAGCCGCTTTAGCATGGTTTTTCACTCAAACTGAGACAGGAAAGGCGATTTGGTCATCTTTTGTAGATTCGATTAAACAAGCTTGGCAAGGGATTACCGATTTCTTTGTCGGCATTTGGTCTGGTATCTCTGAAGGTGCAAGCACGTTGTGGACTACAGTTGTAACGTTCTTTTCTGACTCGTGGGCAAGCATTCAAGAAACTGCTTCTACTGCTTGGACAGCAATTACTACAGCTATCATGACGGTTGTTCAGCCGTTTATAGACGGATTTATGAATATCTGGAACAATATTTCAGATGGTCTTACTCAAGTTTGGGAAGGGATTAAGATGATTTTTCAAGGAGCTTGGGAATTTATCAAATCCATTTTCTTAGGCGCTGTTTTGATCATCATTGATATTGTAACAGGGAACTTTAACCAGCTGGGGGCTGACCTTTCTCTCATTTGGGACGGCATTAAAAATGGCGTTTCTATGATTTGGGACGGTATTAAAACATACCTCTCTGGAGTCGTGGATGTTATCGTAGGGTCTGCAACTGCTGTTTTTGAGAACTTCTCTAATGCTCTTAAAGCGATTTGGGAAGGACTGTCTGCTGCAGGTAAGGCTATATTTGATGGTTTTGCTCAGATACTATCAACCGTTTGGGAAACTATTAAATCAGTTGCAAGTGGCGCGTGGGAAGCGTTGAAATCAACCGTGCTAGGATTGATTGATGGCCTTGTGCAAGGTGCTCAAAATGCTTGGGACAATATGAAGCAAGCGGTAAGCGACCTTGTAAGCAATGTTACAAGTATCTTTGATGGTATTCGAAACATTGACTTATGGTCAGCAGGTAAAGCTATTCTTGATGGATTCCTAGGTGGTTTGAAATCTGCTTGGAGTGCAGTCACTGACTTTGTTGGTGGGATTGCTGGGTGGATTCGTGATCACAAAGGTCCGATTGAGTACGACCGCAAGCTCTTGATACCAGCTGGTAATGCGATTATGCAAGGTTTGGACGAAGGACTCCAAGACCGCTTTAAAGGCGTGAAGAAAACAGTCACTGGAATGGCTGGCGAAATCTCAAACGCCTTTTCAGATGATGATTTTGGCTTGTATGATACACCAAATGTAGCAAAAAACATTGAAGCGAGCCTAGCTATCCCAAGTGCTCAGTTTGAGGCAAAAGACAGTCAAACCGTGTCTGAGATAGCAATTCTGAGAGCAAGTATGGAGAAAATCTTGACAGCAATCCTTGAAAAAGATACAGATATGTACTTAGACGGAGAAAAAGTCGCTTTAAATGTCTATGAAAGACAAGGCGCAATCTACGCGAGAGAGGGGATTTAGTAGATGGATTTTATGGTGATAAACAGCTTTAATACTTCAACAATCCCAAAATGCGTAGTGACCGACTTTGGGGCAGTTGAAGCGGCAAAACCGAAAGTAGCGGAAAACCCGAACCTCTTTGGGGTAAACGGGTCTTTCCGTGTGCTTGACGGGGCATACGAAAGCTATGAGCGTACAATCACTTTTTACGTAGCAAGACAATCAGATATTGCTACAATCGTAGAAAAATTTAAACCAGAAGATAATATCATTGAATTTAGCTATCAAGCTAATTCATTTTTCTATGCAGAGTTTGCAGGCGCTACTTATAAACCGCATGGCATGCACGGTTGGAGACTAGAGGTAAAGCTAGTTATGCAACCTTTCAGATACATGAAAAATCCGCCAACTTTTACAGCTACAGGCTCAACGTCTATCAGAAACGAAGGAAATGTCTATAGTGAGCCGATTGTGGAGGTGGAAGGCAGTGGAGACGTGCTTTTAACAATAAATGGAACTTCAATGTACCTTACAGTCAATCGTAAAGTTACAATTGACTGTAGACATAAAAAACAAAATATCTACAATGCTGATATGGCTATCCAGAACACGCTCAGAAAACGTGGAGGATTTTTCCAGCTCAAGACAGGCTATAATGGTATTGTTTGGACAGGGAACGTAAGAAGCGTGAAGATTTATCCAAATTGGAGGTATATCATATGATTTACCTTACTGCAACAAATACACCTTTAAACGATGCTTACAGTGATGAAATTGTGCAAGAGAGAAACAGCACCTATCAACTGAAATTTCGCTTTCCTACAAGTAATCCTCAATGGCAGTTACTGAAAGAGGAAACCTTTTTAGTTGCGGACGACTTGCACGGTACTCAAGATTTTGTAATTTTTGAAGTTGAAAAGCAAAATGGCTACGTACAAGTATACGCAAATCAGGTACTCAGTCTTTTAAATAACTATATCATCGGAAGCATTGAGATTGACAACGCCAGTGGTACACAGGCTTTAAGCCGCTTCGCAGGAAGTATCACGCGCCAGAATCCTTTCTCTTTCTTCTCAGATATCGACGACAGGCACACCTACAATGAAAAAGATAAGAATGCTATGGAGGTCTTGGTAAAAGACAAGCACTCTATCCTTGGCCAGTGGGGCGGAGACATGGTGCGTGATGGCTATAACCTACGATTACTGAAAAATGGTGGCTCAGAAAATGAGTCACTTTTTATGTATCGTAAAAATTTATCAACGTATCAGCACAAAAGTTCTACCAAAACACTAAAAACACGAATTACCTTTAAGACAACGGTAAAAGGTGAAGGAGAAAAAGCACAAGAGCAACACTTATCCGTAGTGATAGATAGCCCTTTAGTAGCTAGATATAGCCAAATCTATGAAGCTATTGTAGAGGTCAATGATGAAAACGTAAAAGACCAGGCAAGTTTAATCGAATATGGTAAGAAGTATTTTCGGACTACTATGTGCGATATGCTTGAAGATAGCCTTGAAATTGCAGTGGTAGGTCAGAGTGACGTGCCAGTGCATATCTTTGACGTGGTCAGCTTGTATCATGATGGCTATGGTCTTGACGTACGGAAAAAAATCACTAAATACACCTACTCACCTATGGCGAAGAGATTACGTACTATCGGCTTTGGAGCTTTTAAGTCAAGTCTTGCGACCGCTATCGGTGGCGTGGTAAATGACGCAGTACAAAATGAAAGCAAGAAGCTAAACTCTCATTTTGAAGAAATGCTAAAAAAAGAGATTGATAATGCAAACAAGGCTTTTGACGCAGAATTTAAAAAGCGTGAAACGTCTATAAAAGAATCAATCGAACAGTACAAGACAAAAGCTGAAGAAATGGGTGCAGAGCTTCGAGACAAAATCGAAAAAGAGCAACCAGAACTAGTAAAAAAAATTCGTAAAGATCTGATGAGTGGTACGGACTCTATCGCTGAATTAAGCAAGAAGCTTGAGCAAGTCAGTGAGACGGCACGTATCAATGCGAACTTAATCGGTGGTAACAACAGCACTTACTACAACAAAAACCGTTTAAACGGTGGAACAGCTAAAAAGATTACGTATGGTACAGACTTTGTGGAAGTCGGGCATAATGGCGACGGCTTTGAAGTGGGTAAGACCTACGTTATTAGTTGGTCGGCTTTGTGTAATCCGTATGGAAAAAATGATATCACTATCACTTTTGATAAAAGCACAATATATGGTAGTGGTAGCGTTGCGCTTGCGCCAGACAATACCATAATGCCTAGAGCTACGCAATCGGTGAGTTCAAGCCAAACGAAGGTGCTAGCGGTATACCATGGGTGGTATTCATTGACCTACTCAAGTGATTGGTATATGCCTACCGCTACGCGCGTGCTTGTAAATGATACATCTACTAGCTTCCGCGTGCCTTTGACGTATAAAAGCGTGGCGGATGCTCAAAACGCTACATATAGTACCAGTTGGAGTGAGAACCCAGATCTAATTTTTGACGGAGGAAGAACATGACAGAAACAATCCCAGTACGGGTACAGCATAAGCGCATGAGTGCAAGCGCATGGGCAAGTAGCCCTTTAGTTTTGCTTGATGGAGAGTTAGGCGTAGAAACTGATACGGGAAAAGTTAAGGTAGGTAATGGCCGTGACCGATTTTCAGCCTTGCAATACTTGACGGGGCCGAAGGGAGACCGTGGAGAAACAGGACCAGCAGGGCCGAAAGGTGCAGACGGTGTTGTGCGGTTTGAAGGCTCAGCGGCTGAACGTGCTTTATCAGAGTATGCCAAAAAGTCTGAAACGCCAGTATACCGTATCGCGAATAAGGATATCTATGGTGCAAATGTTGGCTCAGTCGCAACAATAAAAACAACCGATCTCATGAACCCAGACGGTATCAAGGTAGGGGATATTGTTGAAGACCTTTGGACGAATGACAGTACTGTAGATTATGAATTTTGGAAGGTAACGGCTGTTAGCGGTACTAATATTACTGTTCAAAAAATCGGTAAGAGAACATTCGTGATTTCTTACAATGATACAGACGTTAAGCGCCGTATCACAGCCCTTGAAGCAAGACCAGCCTTTGACTTTAATTCTTTAACACCTACTCAAAAGAATATGCTACGAGGCTATCAAGGGCCTCAAGGACCAACAGGGCCAGCGGGACCCGCAGGGCCTAGGGGAGCTGACGGACTAAGAGGGCGAGACGGTGCGCCAGGGAATACAATACTTGACCAAAACACTGGACAAGCGCTCAAATATTGGCGCGGTTCAAAAGCTCAGTATGACGCTATTTCTAACAAGGATAGCAACACGATTTACGACGTTTACACGTAAGGAGACTTTATGGCAAGACATAGGATTTTTGTTGGAGGGGCAAGTATAAAGTGGCGATATATTGGCGATAAGCTAGTATGGGAAAGACCAGTTCAATATCCGATTTTAGCAGATCTAAAGGGTGCAATGAGCGTGAGATATGTAGGGTTAGAAGTTCATCTGACTAATTACGGAGGCATTCCTGCAAATCTAAACATCAAAAATGGGAAATGGTTCTATCTAGTTGGAAGGGGCAAAATTAGCTATTACAACAGTATAGAATTACAAGACAAGCTTATCGTTGGTTTCAACAACGAAGTTGATCTACATATAGTGAAACAGGCTCTCCCAGAGGGGTATTATGAAAATACATGGATTCAAATTCTAGGGAATGAAATTGAATAGAAAGGATAAAACATGGATATAACTATTCAAAACGTGCGGTCCCCAGCCCTTGAGCATAATGGAAGATATTACAAGGTATTCCAACCTAGGACGGCAAACGAACTACTGAAGCTTCATCATATGGGGTGCGTGGGAGATACGGTGCTGACGGATATCCAGCTTGAGCAAGGTGATTTTCCTACAAACTTTGTAGAGCCAACAATCACGCAACGTGCTTTAGCGGGTATCTTCAAGGATATGCGCTCTATCGAATTGGAATTAAGAGACCCAAACAGTACGCTTTGGGGCAAAATTCAGCAGAACAACCAAGGGGCGCTAACTCAATTTTTCAATACGAATGTAAAAAGCGCAATCGCTCAGACAGCTAGTGAAATCAGGCAGGAAGTGCGTGATGCCGCAAACAGTGCACGAGTGCAAGTAAATTCAAATGGTGTAACTATCGGTGCTACAACCGTAACAGGTAAGCAGTTGGCTTCTACCATCTCAACTAGTTCCGAAGCCATTGACTTAATCGCGCCAAAAATCCGTGTACAATCCAACATGATTGTAGATGGCTCAGTAACGGCAAGCAAAATGGCGGCAGGGTCAATCCGTGCAGAGCATATCAGTTCAGGCGCTATTACAGCAGATAAGATTGAAATCAGCGACGCGCTTATCAACAAAATTGTAGCAAGAGATATCCTTGCGGATAAAATCGCTTCTAAGCAAATCTTTGCAACCAAGATTGAATCTATCGTCTCAAGCTCTACATTCCTACAGGCTTATCAAGGTGAAATTGGAGGTTTCACCATTGGACGCTATCCAGGGGGTTCAGGACGTTGGATCTCAGGGATTAACACATTTTCAGTAGGTATGGGAAATGGTGGTAGCTTTGGTGAAAACCGTACGGCCTTTTGGGCAAATTGGGGATCTAGTTGGGACCATCACGGGCCAGATGCGTGGTTCGTAACTTCAGCGGGAAAAATGTACTGCTTTAACACAGTGGACTTCCATGACCGTGTAGACTTTTCTAATACTGCTACAGTAAATTTCTATACCAAATTAAATGCAACAAGTGGTATCTGGACGGGTAACGGGGATATCCACGGGAATGGCTCAAACCCAGCAGGTGGCGATAATGCCGTTTGTTGGTGGAATCAGATTACAACCGCAAAATGGCGCGGATACGCAGGTATCACCTCAAGCTCAGATAAACGGCTTAAAGAAAATATTCAAGAGACTGAAGTAAAAGGCCTTGATAAAATCAAGGCTTTAGACTTGGTCTCTTTTGACTTCATTAAGAATAAGAAGCATGAAGAAATTGGGCTTATCGCGCAGGAAGTACAGAAAGTAGTACCAGAAGCCATTGAGGTAGATGATGAGACTTCTTACTTATCTATCAACTACGGGAAATTTGTACCGTACTTGCTGAAAGCCGTGCAGGAGCTCACGGATAAAGTATACACTTTGGAGGGTAAATAATGAATGAAGATACAACTTTTGAAACACTACTACAGCAGAAGCTAGCAAGCAAACTAGCTGAAAAAGAGCATGAGCTTGCTTTTTTAGAAGTAAATAACTTTCTACTAGCTACAGAGCTTGAAGCATTAAAGGCAGTACTCGCCTACGACAGCTCTTTAAAAGAGCTTTTTGAAGAAGTACAGACGAAAATGAAAGAAGGAAAACAACAATGACAAACACATATGAATTGGCGATTAAACCATACCTTAAAGGTGGCGAAAATGTAACGGTGGTAGCTATCAAGGCTAAATCAGCGGGGCGCTACTCTTATGAAGAGTGTGAGCTACAAGGAGACCGCACGCAAGACAGTGAAGGCTCAATCATTCAAGCAGTGCTTGACCTTGTACGTACTGAACTTGACCCAGGCAGTGCCTTGGTACAAACTCAGGCGAAGTTGGAGCAACAACAGGCGAAGCTAGAACAAGTGGAAGCTAAAACTACAGTTACGGATCAAGCAGTGCAACACAACCGCGAAGAGACCGACCGCTACGGTAAGATTATCCATGCAGTAGTGCTAAACGCTGTAGCAAGTAAGTCTATCGCTTATGGTACTAGCTATAAGGAGTTGGTAGAGCTTATCCCTCTTGCAGAAGTCGGAAAAACTTATCACGCGCATGACCTAGTAGCAATTGAAGACCCTAACCACATTGAAGTAGACGGGGAAGGTAAGCGCGTTTTAGTACAATTCAATAAAGAGTTTACTTATAACGGTGAGCCTGTAACAGACTTTGCACGTAACGGACGCCTTGAGCTTGACGGAACAGGGGCAGCGTGGAAGTACGAGCCTAAAGCATAAAGCTTTTAAAAGCGTGTAGAAAGGGGGCTTATGGAGATTTTTGATAAAATCGAGCATTTTTTCACTAGCGTTATGCCCGTACTCACGCCCACAATCATTGCTTGGATAAGCTACAGCTTACCCAAAAAAGCAAAAGAAGAGACAGATAAAATCGTCTCAGAGCTTGAAGACGTGAAGAAGCAAATTGACGAAGCACACAAGACCGCAAAAGATAGTAACGCCAAAATCGATGAAGTACAAGAAAAGCTAAAAGTACACGATAAGGCGCACCTTAACACTATGAGGTTGCGCCTAGATCGTGATATGCGTAGAGCCATCCGTAGGAAGTACACTTCACGTGATGAGTACTCTTTGGTGGAAAGTCTACATAAAAGCTATAAAGATTTAGGTGGTAATGGCTACATAGACCGCCTTTTCAGTGATTTTGAGAAGTTGGACATTCGAGAAGAAATTTTGGAAGACTAGAAAAAAGGAGGGCGCGATGATATGTGCGAATAAGAAAAATTCAACGAATGTGGCGCGGATTGATGGAGGGCTGGTCATCAAGCAAGGTGACCTTGCTTCATCTTTTGGTTTTGCGCTACTAGATGAAAATTACCAGTTAGTGACAGGTCTTGAAGGCGAAATGGCGACAATCACTTTAACCAAAGGCATTCATAAGTGGATGAAGCGCGTGCAAGTGGTTGGCAGTGCTGTATCTTTTCACTTGGATAGTATCTTGCCTAGTGGGAAGTACAGGCTAGAGGTATCTGTAGGTGGATATGTCTTCCCTAGCAATCGCGCTACCATGATACATGTGGAAAGCTCAGATAAGGAGCTTGTCACGGAAGATGAGCTCAAACTGAAAGAGCTTGAAGTAGAAAAAGTAGTGGAAAAAGTGATAGCTGAAAAGCACCTTGCACCATCTACTGAAGGAACAGGCACTCAAGTAGGTCAAGGAGAGTTTCCAGACTTGCTTTTTTATTACAACTTAGGAAAGGTTTAATACATTATGGACACAAGTAAATTAACAGCATTCGCACAAGCCGTTGGGGTTGATATCAAGGAATTGAAGCAACTGCTTAATGGCAAGATTGACAATGCGACAGTAACACAACTGATTGAGCAAGCTAAAACCGCAGTCAAAAATGAAATTTTGGGTGAAGGTGTATCAGAGGATTTGAATACCCTTAAAGAAATTGCTGAAAAGATTGCGAGCATGAGCGGAAGTACTGAAAGTGCCGTAGTGCAAAAAATCTCAGATTTAGGCACACGCCTTGATACTTTTGCCAATCTTGATTTAGTCACAGTATATAATGCAGCGAAAGCGTGATTGATATGAATAACCTTGAAAGTCTAGCAACTGAAATCGGTAAGGATATCAAGGATATCAGATCACGTTTTGCAACGAAGCAGGAAATGCACGAAGCGACTGAAATTGACTACTCACAAGTTGTCACTCATGAAGAGTTAGAAGGCAAACACTATCTAACTGCTCATCAGTCGCTTGCTGATTATGCTAAAAAATCAGAGATTCCAAATCCTCAGTTGACATTAACAGGAAACAACCTTGGAATCGTTGGAGGCAATATCGTAACGCTTCCGCTCCCCGAAAACGTAGGCCATGAAATCCGTGGTACGGGTTCACCAGAAGGCCGTATTGTGGCGGATATTGGTACTACTTATGTAGATATCAATGTCACAAACGGTGCTCTCAAGTGGATTAAAGAAAAAGGTAGCGGTAATACGGGTTGGCGCGTTTTAATTGGTGATACAGGTTGGAGGACGTTAAGTAGTGTCTCTAGAGCAGGCAACTCGTTCATCAAAATACGAAGAGTAAACAATCTTGTTACTTATCAATTCGGAGGCCTTCAGTGGGGCTGGTTTGGAGTAGGTAGACGAAATGGACCTGGATTTGTAAGACACAACAGCAGTGGCGACAAAGGGGCTAAAGTTATTCCGCCTAACGGCATTCCCGAAGGCTTCAGAAGCGAAAATTCGATTGTAGGGCCAACTTATGATGATAAGGGTAGACCTTATGGGATTTGGTATTTAGGTGGTAAAGCTGATTTAAATTTCATCCAATTCACGTTTAACGAAGATATCCCAACTAACAAAGATATTGGAGATATCCGTGTAAGTGCCATCTCATACTTGACAGATGAGCCTTGGCCTACGAAATTACCATAACAGAAAGGAATTTAACAATGTCACAATTTAACGAGTTGATTATCGCTTTTGCTACAGGATTCTTGGCTGTAGCAATAGGTGGTATCGTAAAAGCAGTGAAAGAGTATCTTATGCAAAAAGGCGGAGAGAAAGCTGTAAAAATCGCTGAAATCCTAGCCAAAAATGCAGTACACGCAGTAGAGCAGGTAGCTCAAGAGACAGGATATAAAGGTGATGAAAAGCTTGAGCAAGCTAAAGTATACATGATCTCAGAGCTTAAAAAATACAATGTCAGCATGACAGATAAAGAGCTTGAAGTATTCGTTGAGTCAGCAGTGAAGCAGATGAATGACGCATGGAAAGGACAATAGGCATGGATATTGATACAAGTAGATATAGAGAAGGCTTGCCACAAGTAGGCTATGCGCCATATCGACAAGTACACGCTCACTCTACGGGGAACCGTAATTCAACCGTACAAAATGAAGCAGATTATCACTACAGAAAGGACCCTGATTTAGGGTTCTTTTCTCATGTAGTCGGTAATGGACGTGTCATGCAAGTAGGCCCGACAAACAACGGATCATATGACGTTGGGGGCGGGTGGAATGCTGAAACCTATGCAGCGGTTGAGCTGATTGAAAGCCATTCAACTAAAGAAGAGTTCATGGAAGACTACCCCCTTTATATCGAACTCTTACGGAATCTAGCAGATGAAGCAGGTTTGCCGAAGACACTTGATACAGACGACTTGGAAGGTATCAAAACGCATGAATATTGTACGAATAACCAACCCGACAACCATTCAGACCACGTTGACCCTTATCCATATCTTGCAAAATGGGGCATCAGCCGTGAACAGTTCAAGCATGATATTGAGAACGGTTTGACGATTGAAGCAGGCTGGAAGAAGAATGGCACTGGATACTGGTACGTGCATTCAGACGGCTCTTATCCAAAAGACAAGTTTGAAAAGATTGATGGCACCTGGTATTACTTCGATGGGTCAGGCTACATGCTTGCAGACCGCTGGAAGAAGCACTCAGATGGTAACTGGTACTGGTTCGACCACTCAGGAGCTATGGCGACAGGTTGGAAGAAGATTGCTGACAAGTGGTACTACTTCGATGTAGAAGGTGCTATGAAGACAGGTTGGGTTAAGTATAAAGATACCTGGTACTACCTAGATGGTAATGAAGGTGCTATGGTATCAAATGCTTTTGTACAGTCAGCCGATAAAAAAGGGTGGTACTACCTCAAGGCAGACGGAACAATGGCGGATAAACCAGAGTTCACAGTAGAGCCTCAAGGACTCATCACAGTTAAATGATAAAAAATCTTCCTATTATATAGGAAGAAAGTTGAAGAAAAATTACACCGCAGGCATTAGCTTGCGGTTTTTTTGTTTGTCTGAAAGGTTGGATTTTAAATCCAAGTAATGCAAATCGAATAAACGCATTTGAAATGCGTAAAATCATTTTTTTATCAAAAATATTTTTTTGAAAAAAATTATCTTTTCTATTGACAATGCACAACATATGTTGTATACTTAAAATGTAAGATAGAAAAAAAGAAAAAGAGGTATTCGAAATGAATAGTGCAGTATTTTGTGGAAGATTTGACAACGGCCATGATTATTATGACGCTCATGCCAGTGTTGTGATTGATGATAAGAAGAAAGAGCTTGATGCAGAAGAAATTTGTAAAATCGCAGATGCTCTAAGACGCTATCACCGTGGAACATGCGTAGATATATACGTTGATGGTTCTGAGATTGAATGGCATACTGATTGCGGTAATGCTTATTATGCTGAAGATGGTTCGCTAGTTGTGAAAGAAGGTTTCGAATGGTTGAATTGGTCTTGTTCAGCAGATGAGATTGCTGAGGCCTATCACGCTATGGAAGAATCAGAAGAGATTGCATAGAAAAAGAGCTGGGGGATTCCCAGCTCTATTGTAAGATAGATCGGTTGTAGAGTAACAACCTTAGAAAGATTATATCATGAAAATAGATACAAGGCAAATTGAATGGATGCTGGATCACGCAACAGGCTATCAGGTTGCTAAGATGAGTGGTGTCGCTCAGCAGACCATTTCAGCTCTCATCACTGGCAAGCGTAAACTTGAAAATCTAACAATCATAACTGGGTATAAATTGACTGAGGCTTCATACCTTCTTCAAGAAGAATTTTTAAGAAAGAATGAAGGTCTAATACTTGAAGCAAAGGAAGACATGGATATCTATGATGAAAATTTCGAGGTAATTGCAGTATTGATGAGTGATGGTTTCATCAGCAAGTACATCTATGCAAATCCTCCAATGAGAGAAGATTTTGAAAGTGATAAAGAGTTTGAGGAAATCCTGGAAGGACACTATGAGAGCCTTGAAGCTTTGAAAGGTCTTGATATCAAAAAAATGAAACTGAAAGATTTACTCAAGAAGCTAGAAGAGCAACGAAACTTTTTTAAAAATAGTAACTAAAAAGAGCTGACTGCAAAGTCAGCTCAATATGTATAAATAAAAAAGAAAGGCGGATAAGGCACCGCCTCAATAGATATTATACCATGAAAACATTTTTTAATCAAATTGACTTTTTTAAAAAAATATTTTCTCAAAAAAAGTGGTGATTTTTTCATCACTTTTTTTATCTTTTTACGAATAGATAAGTAGGAGGATAAAAAAATGAAAATCATAAACATTGAACAAACACGTATTGAGAAAACAGACCTAGGTTTTGAGCACTGGGTAGCAGTGACGTACAGCTTACCTTTTTTGAAAAATGAGTACACGGTAAATCTTTTGCTCTTGCTGGACTTTGAAGTGGAAGATAAAGAGCTACTGGACTATCTGATCATGAGCTGGAAGTACCGCGATTTAGTGAAGCATTCTACTCTCATGTATCAGGTGGAGCGGGGCATGTAGGGATGCCCCATGGGGCACAAATGGGGCAAAACGTTCATTTTTTTGTGTTTTCATGGTAAAAAATCAGTGTAAACTACCCCTTATAAATGCTTATTTAGAGCCTTTTATGGTTCATGTGTGCTTATTTAAATAGGGTATTCCAATTACTCTTAAATAATAGAGTACCGCAATTATATTGCGGAACCCTTGTTTAATGAGGTTTAAGACAATGTAAAGGCGATAATAATGGGGGGAATAATTGTGTTCCCCACCGAAACCCCACTAGGAATTATGAACTGCACCCCAAAAGTTAGACAGAAAAAATCTAACTTTTGGGGTGTTTTATTATGAAATTAACTTATGAAGATAAAGTTCAAATATATGAATTGAGAAAGCAAGGTCAAAGCTTCAATCAACTTTCAAAAAGATTTGGTGTGGATGTTTCTGGTCTAAAGTACATGGTGAAATTAATTGAACGTTACGGAATAGAAATCGTCAAAAAGGGGAAGAATCGTTACTATTCCCCTGAATTAAAGCAAGAAATGATTGATAAAGTCCTACTTGAAAGTCGTTCACGAATAAGTGTGGCTTTAGACTATGATTTACCCAATCCTTCGCTGTTGAAAAATTGGATAGCACAATACAAGAAAAACGGGTATACTATTGTTGAGAAAACAAGAGGGAGAGTACCTAAAATGGGACGTAAACGTAAGAAAACTTGGGAAGAAATGACAGAACTAGAGCGACTCCAAGAGGAGAATGAACGCTTACGTACCGAGGTGGCTTACCTAAAAAAGTTAAAAGAGCTAGAAGACAGGGACGAAGCCTTAAAGCGAGAAAGGCAGAGACAATTAGAGAAATGGCTTCAGGAGGATTTCGACTAGATTTACTTCTTGAAACAGCTCATTTAGCTCGCTCGACTTATTACTACCAGTTGAAGCAACTGGAGGGACTTGACAAAGATAAAGAGTTTAAAGACGAAATTCAGTGGATTTATAATGAACATAAAGGCAATTATGGTTATCGACGAATGACTCTTGAACTAAAGAATCGAGGTTATTCGGTCAATCATAAGAAGGTCCAACGTCTGATGAAGGTCCTTGGTTTAAGCGCTCGAATTCGTCGGAAACGAAAGTATTCTTCTTACCAAGGAGAGATTGGCAAGAAAGCGGACAATCTTATTCAACGTCAATTTGAAGCAACCAAACCAATGGAAAAGTGCTATACGGATGTAACAGAGTTTGCCATTCCAAAGAGTACGCAGAAATTGTATTTATCGCCTGTTTTAGATGGCTTTAACAGCGAAATTATTGCTTTTAATCTTTCTTGTTCTCCTAATTTAGAACAAGTAAAAACGATGTTGGAACAGGCCTTCACAGAGAAACACTACGAGAATACGATTCTCCATAGTGACCAAGGTTGGCAATACCAACACGATTCTTATCATCGGTTCCTAGAGAGTAAGGGAATTCAAGCCTCTATGTCACGTAAGGGAAATAGTCCAGATAACGGCATGATGGAATCCTTCTTTGGTATTCTTAAGTCTGAGATGTTTTATGGTTATGAGAAGTCGTTTAAATCACTTGAGCAATTGGAACAAGCCATTGTAGACTATATTGATTACTACAACAATAAACGAATTAAGGTAAAACTAAAAGGACTCAGTCCTGTGCAATACAGAACTAAATCCTTCGCATAAATTAATTGTCTAACTTTTTGGGGTCAGTACATTATCTTGGTGGGGTTTTTATATTGCTCTTTGTTAGAAATTTGTGTAGCTTGTTATTGAAAACGCACCAAAAATGGTGCGTTCTGCTTTTTTATGCTATAATGGAATTATAAACATAAAGGAGTTTGCCATGATTGGAAAGAACATAAAATCCTTACGTAAAACACATGACTTAACCCAACCCGAATTTGCACGGATTGTAGGTATTTCACGTAATAGTCTGAGTCGTTATGAAAATGGAACTAGTTCAGTCTCTACGGAACTAATAGACATAATTTGTCAGAAGTTTAATGTATCTTATGTCGATATTGTAGGAGAGGATAAAATGCTCAATCCTGTTGAAGATTATGAACTGACTTTAAAAATTGAAATTGTGAAAGAAAGAGGTGCTAATCTATTAT